GATGGGGCTTAGGAGGCGGACCAATGGTCTGAGGTAAAGACCTATTGATGCCACCCTTAATAGTGGGCAAAGGCCCAAGATTAACCGCCGTCCTAAACCACCTGCGTTTCGTCAGAAACCGCCAAAGGTGCCCCTTGAGATTGATCAGTGATATCGGCCGGACCGATATCTCGTACCTGAAAAGATCACAGATGACATATCCCACAACGTCAAACCTGCAACCATCCAACCCCTTAACGACCTGGGACAAAAGGTCGTCCGTATTTTCCTTTGTCTGAAGGCAAAAAGAGAGCACCGGTTTGGTCAAAAGAGAAGAAGACCGGACGTCAAAACGTCTAGAATTCAAATCCAAAAACCTCCCCGATACTCCCGTCTTCCCCTCATTGACGACCAATCCGAACCACGATGTGACATCACGCCAAAGCTTGACAAACCGGCGAGTGCCCGGAAACATGATGTCATCACCGTTGATTCGAACGGCTCGGTTTCTTTCTCCCTCTCCCCATCGAAATTCATAGTCTCGGCATATGTCATAACAAGCCTTGTTCAAAAGACAGAGCACCGGAAAGCTACAAAGGTTTCCCATCATAGACCCCCGGTTTATTGGCAAACGCTCTGCCTTAGAACAAGAACTCGTGACATACTCGAGATCTGTAAATGAAGATTTGAGAACCTCCTTTTCAACGTCCGTCAAGTGTTGGGACTCACACAAGACGTCTACGATAGCGGAAACAGCCTGGCAATAAGTATTGTTAGTAGCATTCTCGTAGTCCCCCGAGACATACTGATCACCAGGTCGTAGATCCTTGACAATGGAAAGGAAATCGCTAGATTGCACATCGCCCCTGACCAGCCATCCGAAAGACGATAGCGAGTCATAGAGGGCGTCGTGGACAGGGGTCAGAATCGACTTCACGAATGAAGATTGACAAGTAACGGTTCTGAACTTACCTTTTGTCTTAGCGACGGCGACACGCACGACATTGTGAGGTAGGGCAGGATCCCTACGCGCTCCAAACGTGCCACCGGTTCTTCTGGGGTTCTCTCGGCATCCCTGCTGGTCAGGAATGTAGACCGAGAGATTTCTCTCATTTCTTTTAGCCCAATCAATCGGCAAAAGCTCTCTCACACGAGACTTAAGCTCCTCGATCGGGTTTTTTGACCAAAATGTCGATTTGGCCAACTCTACAGAGACGGGTCGACTGACGAAGTCGCACCAACTCTGTAGGGACTTATCAGAGTCCTTACGGTCACAGGCTTCACAAAAGGTATCAAAAATCCGGACGCAACTTTTGACGGCTGCATCCTTCCTCCATCTCCTTTTTCCTTTAAGTTGCGGAAGCCTCCGCGTCCACTCACTCCACTCAGCCTTCAAGGCTCCGCAAGGCACTCCTGTTGAAGGAGCAAAGATCGAGACCGAGTTCTCTTGAAAGAACTCACGGATCAAGATCGTCGAAGCGGCCCTGAGGGCTCTAGAAACAGACCCTGCTGTTGAACAGCGGGCGACCGGTTTCAAATGATTCACAACATCGGGTAAAGTCATTTTACTCTCAG